AACCAGCCCCTGCGCATCAAACGCATAGGTGATGCCATTGGCGCGGAATCGGCCTACGGTGCCGGCTGCTTCGATATAGATGCTGCTCATCGGTTCGCTGGGGATGTTGCGAAACTCGGTGGTAATGCTTTTGCCGTTGGCCATCCCCGAGAGAATTGCATAAACCGCTTTGCCGTATTCGTATGCAGCAGCGCTACTTGAAGCGTATACGTGAGTCAGTCCTGTATTGTTATCCCCGCCACCTCCACCCCCGCCATCACTAGCAGGTTCCAGGTAACTGTCTGGGGCAAACTGCATATTGTATTCAGCTCTACTGCTGGCTTCGTCCGCACCAAAAGAAAGTTCAGTAAATGGCGTTGCGTCATTGCCAAAAAACAAAGACCCAGGGGTTACATTAAAGCTGCTATTAGTTTTAAGTTCTTTTTGTTTGTTCTTAAGTTCTTCATTTTGCTTGTCAATCTCTTTCGGTTCTACTGGCGCCGTGCCGCGTCCAATGTTGATACTTTTTTCAACCCCTCTGCATATTAGTGAACTCATGCGATCAACCAGTAGGTAGGTTCCGGCAATACGCTCTGGGTCTGTTGCGCGTTTTAAGCTAGCCATGATTGCGGATGCAGCAGTTTTACCCCCTGCAGTGGTCCCCCAGGCTTGATATGCGGTTGTGTATTGCAGAGTAAGGTCCGCAGCTTTGTTTTGTTCTTTTTGTACAATTGTTTTGCGTATCAATATATTGCCAGTGCCTAGGTCGATGTTTTTATAGTTTTCGATTGCTAGGCCGCCAGCAAATGCAATCCTGGGCTCGTACTCAAATGTCGTAACCTCGCTTTCAACAGGACCATCTTCGGTGATGACGTACTTGTTAAATGTCTCGGTTCGTTTGGTTAGCTGGGCGCCAGGAAACGCAGGACTACCGGCTTCTAGTTTTGACTTCCAACGGGTCGGGTTTGCAGCGCCGACGCATGTTGTCGTTGTCGCAATAGTAACAGCCACAACGTCCTGCTTTTGCTCTTTTCCGTCTTTGTCAATATAATTCAGTGTTTCGTATTCGGTTATCGCTTCTGATTGAGACGCAAAACTTACTCTATCTGATCTTGTTTCATAGGAATCACCTACCTTGATCCGATATTCAATCGCGTATTCTTCTGCGGGGCTAATTGTTTTCTGGATTGTCCAATTCTGCATTAGGAGGCACCTGCGGTCCAGGAATACGGTTCATTGCCTGGTGTCATCGGCTTGTAGTTGGGAGGAGTATTCACGGCAGGGAAATTCGACTGGCCGTAGTTGACCGTAATCTGATCGGGCGGCGCAGGGTTACCAATTGCTTCAACTGTAATCATGTCTTGCATTGTTAAGAATGGCCCTGTGCTTGCCGGTACTAGCACTTTTCGTAGCTGTAGCTTTTCTTCGGCATTGATAAATCCATACAAGCACGCTTCCGCAATAATTCGGTTGGCAATTTCTAGGTAGCCATCGGACATGTCAATGCTGTCAACTGCCTTAGCAAATGGAATTAGCGGGTTGCCTGTTGCTTGAACAATTGAGCAGCGGTCAAGGCACTCGTTGACAACATTGCCCAAAAAAACAATGTTTGGCGTTGATCCTGCCGCATTGCTAACTGGCGTCCACTGCGGGTGATCGTCAGCGTAGTAAATCTCGGGTTTCGCCAAATCCCACTTCAGAGCCAGTAGGCACCCAACGGTCAGGGTGGTCTGGTTTTCGATCGGGTCGCTCTCCGCCTTAATCACCCGCAGTCGCCTGGGGAAACGTGTCAGGGTGCCCCCCGGCAGCCGCACCCCTAGGGTGATCTCGGTGCCCTTAGCGGGTTGGATGAGGCCACTGATCACCACCTCCCCCTGCGTGCGCAGGAGGCCCACCCCAGGTTGCAGCAGATCGTCGGATAGCTGGCCGCCGATCACAGGCCCCAGGTTGGTGAATACCTGGGCGCGAACATCGATGACCCCGGCAGGCATCAGGCGGCCCTCCGCTTGAGCTTCACGGTCACGATGTAGCGCTCGATCACCGCACCGCCGCTGACAATCTGGTCGCGCTCTAGTCCCATCTCACCCACGGGCCAGAAGTCGGTAGATCCAGGGCGTGCGGCGATAGTGGACGTGAACCACCCCTTTAGCGCAGTCCAGCCGGCGGAATTGGTGACCCCCCGAACGGTCCGCACCTCAGAGGCCACCAGGGGGCCCCGTGCCACGAACCCCCCGGTACTGGTGGGCTCCAGTGATGGGCCATCCTCGAAGCCCTCGGGTTGATCAAGTAGCGCCAGGGTGGTGCTCCCCAGGGTAATAGTGCCGTAGGCGGGCAGGAACGCATCACCCCCCAGCCGAGCTTTCTCGTTCTGGCGGAGCACCACCGCCAACTGCTGCGCCGCGTCAATCAGGGTGAAATTGACCTTGACCCATGCCCCCGTTGTTTCGCCCGCTGGTGCCCCGGTGAACCAACACCCCAGGCCAGTAACGCTCCGGCCATGGGCGGCACAGGTGAGGGACACGGTGGCTCCCACAGCTCGACTGGCCAGGGTGGGTGCCTCCAGGATCTTGGCCGCTTGCCAGGCATCGAAAATACTGCAGCACGTCGCCCACTGCGCCGGCGTGCAAAGCCCTGCCACGGTGAAACGCCGCGCCGTTAGCCCCTGCTCGGTTTCCGCTTCGGCATAGCCAAACGGTTGCGCCTGCAGGTATCGCAGGGTCAAGGTGCTGCCGCCATAGCTGAGCTGAATGCTCATCGGGGCACCCCTAGCGGATCCGCTGCATCGTCTGCTGCAGCTTCAGCGCGGATCCGTCCCCTCGAACCCCTACCGATACGTTCCATGCTTTGCGCCGCAGCTCAGCCACCTCTCGGCTCAGGTTTCCAACTGCCATGGCCAGATGCGCCATTGCCGGATCGGGCCCCGCACGCAGCACCCCCGCGCCGCCCAGGGCCCCGGCTTCCTTCAGTCGGCTGGTGACATGGGCCGGGATCACGGTGCCCTTTGATGGGGCCGTCCATAGGCTGTTCATGGGGCGGTTGATCAACGACAAGGCGCCAGATGCCGACAAAAACGACTCCTGTCCCAGGCTCATCCCGCTCGGGCCATCGTTGATTCGGTAGGTCTGGCCGGCGTCTACTGGGCCACCGGTAAACCGCGCATCAGGCAGCCCGGATGCCGCCGCCAGGGCGTTGTAAAACGATTGGGCAGCACCTGCGGCGTTGTTCATGTTTGTGGCCAGCCCTGCCGCCTGACTCCTGGCTGCGCCAGTGGCCTTTGCTGCAGTACCCATGTAGTCTCGGATGTTGTTCGCAGCGGGCGACGCATCCTTGCCCAGGGTCTTCCCTATCTCGAAATAGCCCTTTCCCGTGTCGCGCACCTGAAGGCCTATGGACTTGGCTAAATCCGCGAACGAACCCTGTTGTGATAACGGAACCTTAAGGGAATTGCCATAGGTTTTGAACTGGTCTGCGGTATTCTTGGCCGCCTTGAAGGTGCCATCGGCGGCAAGCGCTAGACCCTTGGATGCAGCTTCAGCCTTAAGCTGGTTTTGCGCTGCTTCGCCATTGGCGGCAGCGATCTGAGCCTCAATTGGCTGAGTTTTGGCCAAGATCTGCAGTTTAGAGTCAGCGCTTTGAACGCCAAGCTCGGCAATCTGAACCCCTAACTCCGCCTGTGCTATGGCTTCTTTGTTGCCTGCCAACTCAGCGGACTGCAGCTTCAGACTTGCTTTGTCTACCTCCAGCCTTGCGTTATTTGATGCTAGGTCAGCTTCTAGTGCTGCTCCTTCCTGCTGTAGAGCTAGTAGGCTGCGTTGCAGATTTTGCTGCTCAAGCAATGCCTTGTACTTAAAGTCAAGGGCAGCCCTGTCAATTGCATCGGCTTGACGCCTGATTGCATCAAGCTCTTGCTCGCTTGCGCCACGTTTCTGCGCCTCCTGCAGCTCGTAGTCGTTACGATTGCGGATGATGTCAAAACGGGATCCTTCTAAGCCTATCAGTGCCTGGCCAAGGCTAATACTGGCTTGTCCAACTTTTATTTGACCATCATTCTGAGCCTGGACAAGCCGGTTGCTGGCGCCCAGAAGTGCTTGGGCAGTTTCAAGTCGTGTTAATTCTAGCCTGTTTACTTCCTTTGCTGCGTTCTTGATTTCTTCATCAATACGTGATTGCAGTGTTTTTGTTTCGTTTATTTGGCCACCTACTGCTACTTGCTTGCTTTGTTCGGCTGTTAATTCTTTATTACCGGCATTAAGCTTTAGCAGCCAGTCAAGGCTAGTATTGATTAGATTATTAAAGCCTGGTATGTTTGATATAGACGAGAGTGGCGCAAAGGCTGCCGTTAGTGCCTTGCCGATTGATGGGCCAGCTACCTCAGCTGTTTTTGCAGTAAGATTGATGAGCTTGGCTAGTTCAGAGAATGAAGTGCCGGCACTAGGTAGCGCCGTGTTTACGCTAGTAGCAAGGTTACTCGCTGCGTTTGAAATCTTTTCAAAACCGCTCGCCAGAGTTTCCGTAGCAATTTTAGACGCTTCCGCAGCGGCACCGCTAGAATTTTTTTGATTGTCTAGTAATTCATTGTATTTTTTAAGCCCATCGTTAACAATCGGCTGTACTGCTGCTTGTGCTTCCACCGAGCCAAGCAAAATGGCTAATTTGTCAGCAGCGCCGCCAGTCTTGGTCTGCACCTCGGCAAGTAAACCACCAAAGCCTTTAGCTTTAAGGCCAGAAAGGTTAAACTCAATTCCTAGGCTGTTAGCTAGAGCCGTTGCCTCTGCACTCGGCTTTAGAATTGAACTTATTGCTTGTCGAATCCCGGTAAACGCCTGTTCGACTGGCACCCCCTTAAGTGTTGCCGTCGCAATGGCGGCATTCATTTCGGAAATTGGTATTTCGGCTGCAGCAGCAACAGAAGCAACCGTCCCTATTTGCGCCGCATACTCCCGAACAGTGATAACACCATCGGCCTGTGTTTGCACAAAGCCATCAATGATACCTGTGGCGCTGTCTGTTGTTAGCCCGTAAGCATTGATAACACCTGTCACCGCCTTTGTTACGTCACCAAGCTCCGCAAAGCCACCCTTTGCCCCTAATGCGGAGGCCCGCATGATGTCGGTAATTTGGGTGGTTGTACTAAATCCGCTAGAGGCTACATCGTAAGCAGCCTTCATTAAGTCTGCCCGGCTGATATTGCTGTCAAGTTCAACCGATAGGTTAAGTAATTTGCTGCTTAAATCTTTGGAGTCAACCCCAAGCGTTCTAACTGCAGCGCTTGCTTTGTCTAGCTCTATAATTTGTTCACTTGTTTTTTGTAAAGCGGCACCCACAGCAAGCACGCCGCCCGCCTGCAAAGCAAAATCCTTGAAACCATTTTTCAGCCCACCAAGGATGCCGTTCCCTTTGCTAAGGGCAGAATCAACTTGGCCTTGTGTTTGCGCAATCGCTTTTTGCGCGTTAGTAAATTCTTTCGATCCTATTGCAGCCTGATCTAGCGTTTTGTTTAGATCAGTTAATCGGCTACGCAATCCTGTAAGCGTGTTTTCGTTCCCCTTGAAGCCATCCTCAAAATCCTTTCCCGCTTGCTTCCCCGCTTGCCCGATCTGCCGCGACGCATCAAGGACGCCCTTCACATCGGCGGTGACCCTGACGACCCATTCATTCCCTGCCATATCAGGTCCCCGGCGTTACGACAAACTGGGTGGGGTTGGTCCAGGCGATGGCGTACTGATCGAGCACCCCCAGCCCCTCGCCTGCGGGATCCCCGCCGATCGGCACCGCACGGCAGCCGGGGAGCAGGGCGATGATCCGCTGCGTGAGCGCCTGCAGGGCCGTCATCCCACCAGCCGGTGACCACTCGGACACGTAGACCCGGAACTGCGGATTGAGCGCCGTTTCACCCGTGGCGAATGCTTCGGTGGCGTAGTCGGGGTTGGCGAGGATCACCACTTCCAGGCCAGCCACGGCCACCCCCTCGGGCAAGGCTTCATTGCGCCGGACCACTGCGATGGCGGGGATGGCGGTGCCGCTGCGGGGGGTGTAGGTGCCCAGGGCTGCCGCCACCACGGCATCGGCCGCCAGCAGGTCGTACAGCTCCTGTGCAGTGGTGGGCAGGGTCATGCTGCAGCTTTCCCGGCGAGCTGGGGCGGGTCGCTTTTTGGGCGGTTGGCGCTGCCCTTGGCAAACGGCTTAGGGATGGGCTAGTATTCAAAAGTCAGTGCATCGCCGCGTTCTGCCCCGCATCGCGACGCCGCGCCACGCTCCGCGCTGGGGCCCTTCGGGGCCCACAACCCACCACTGAGCCATCTGGTTTTCTGGTGGGCTGATAGCTCACCACAGCTCCAGGCGGCGCCATTCACCGCTACGCCTAGCGAAGCTAAGCAAACCGCAGGGGCCTTGCTATCAAGGCCCACCCAACCATCCCAAGAGGATTCAATCAATGGCATTTCGCCGCTTTGAGCTAACGCTTGAGGGCACACGCCCGCTTATCTGCACAGTGGATCCACTCGGTCCCCACGCTCAAGCAATCAAGTATTTTACCGGCCTCAAGAAGAACCGCAATGAACACGCCCTGAGGCGACTGCACTGGTTGTTCTCCGGCTACTGGGGAACCGAAGGCAGCTTCACCTACGGCCCCAGCTTGGACGGTGATTCCGACTTCAGCGGATTCGCTGATCCATTCCTGCCAGCTCAGAACTTGCAGCGCTGCATCCGCGATGGTGCCACGGCATGGAAGCTCGGCAAGGACACTAAAAGGGCGATCGTTGTCGAGGGTGATGCACCGCTTGCTTACGCCGGGCCTACCGATGCCAATCTGATGTACGGTGACCCGCGCTTTACCTCAATCGCTCCTACAGGCCGGGGCACCATGGCGGTACGGGTAAGGCTGCCCCAGTGGAGCGCTACCTATCGGCTTCTGGTAAATGACGAGATCATTGATCCCACCACTCTGGCGAAAATCTTGGATCGTGCTGGCATCGCCGAAGGCCTCGGCACTTGGCGCCCGATGCACGGTCGCTTTCAAGTGATTCAACTTGAAGAAATAGAGGTGGCCTGATGAATGACCCAAAGATTGCCTCAATCGACGCCTACCGTCTTAGCAAGGGCCAGACCATACCGGCCGATGTCGTGTGGGAACACTTCGCCAATCGGCGACCCGACACCGTGGCCAGTTGGGTTGTGGAGCACGGAGACGAGGCGCTAGCTAGGGCCGCTCGAATGCCTCAAGTTCTGCTTCAGGTTCGGGGCTGGCTTGATCGTGATCGCAGCAAGGCGGAGCTTCCTCCGCTGGTGATGAACACGGCAGGTGGCGCCATCAACGTGCTTACCGATGACAAGGCTTCAGCCTACCTGAACGATCAGGCGTTCCAAGGGTTGCGCCGTCATCAGCGGGCATCCACTCGGCTTGTCGCTGCCGTGGATGAATCTACGTTGACCGGTGCCGCCCGTCGCGAACATCAAAACCGGATCAACGTGCATAGCTTTATTGCTGCATCTGCTCAGGGCGCCCAGCGTCAGCTCCGGCTGTTGAAGCAGAACGGCAAAAAAGCGCCGCGATTGGAGGGGTGATTGCCTGGGCATCCGCAAGGTGTAAGCCCTAGGCC